AGCCTTTCTGCGTCGAATGGCTTAGGCATCATCACCCCCGAAATATCCTAACCTTCCTCCGTGGTCGCCAATTACAATCCCGGAAATGAATATTCCGAATAGCCCCACAACAGAAAATGCAATGAGGTTAAATTCAAAGCCAGCTACAAAGACGCAGACTGATGCGACAATCAAAAGATACAGCAGCCAGAATTTTCGGTTCACGGCATCACCTCCTGCTGCGGTGATGCTGCTATCATCCGGCGATACACATCGTAGGTTCCGAATTGTTCATCACCAGCCTCAAGCATTTCATGGGTGGGTTCTTCTGGCACCAGCACCCAACCATCCGGAATCACCGGAGAGTCGCCGTCTTGCGCCGGAGCGATGTAGTTTTGCTCCGGACACCAATCGGATTGCGCTGGAGAGTTACCATTCTGAAGCATGGCTTCCTGAAAGCGTCCAAGCTCCACGTACTCCTGGCATGACCACCCGCCATCAATAAAATCGCGAGCTTCAACAGCGTCGAAAGTGAATGATGTTTCGCCGCCAGTTGGTGAGGTTAAGCCGTACAGGTCTGCTACCGGCTTAAATTGCGTGACTGGTATGGTACCTTCATTGGTGAGGGTACCATCTGCACCCTGAAGCATGGCTGCGCGATAGGCGTTCCAGCCGACAGCTTTTCCGTGTTCAAACGAGCTGTCAAAGTCATCATCAATTTCCATCGCAGAGGGCACAGATACCGGCACTGGCGGGGCGGTGTAGACTGCTATGTGAGCATGACTACCTCGATAGGCTTCATGGTCGTTAGATAATCCGCAACTGCCAACTTCCTCATAAACCGCCTTATGCACATATCCATATGGTTCCGCTTCGAGCGATGCCAGCGCGATGCGCAGCGCCGAGAGCACTTTCCAGTGGTTATCATCCAGATCGCCAGGGAACAGATCACGGTGCTCTTCCATTTCAGCAATTGTCTGCTGCAGCCATTTTTTGTCGATGTTGCTCATTGGGCGGCTCCTTCTGCTCGCTGATTCCACTCAGCTCTAACCTCTGAATAAAAAATCGGGCAGTCATTGCCTGGCCCTGCATATTTGCTACCAGATTGAGCGCGGCACGAACCGCAGCGAACGAAATAGAATCGACCGCCAGAGCCATATTCTGGATGGTCTGCTTCACTGGCTACGTGCGCTACGCCACCACAGAAAGGACATGGGAGGAGATTGCTCATGACTGCACTCCTTTGCGAAGCTGGGCGGCGAAGTCCGTGCACAGAATTACGATACTTTTCCACTTTCTCGCGCCGGAACGGTCGTTTACTGACTTGTAACGCTGACATTCATTACCAGCCAGAGATGCCAGCATCTCCACACCCTGCGCCCGCACTTCAGCCAGGAAAGCGTCGGTTGCTGGGGTTTCCATAGAACGATAAAGCGCAACGATATCGTCAGTTTCGCTCGGCTCTTCATGAGAGCAATTCGGGCACACAGCAACACTATTAGCATGCTGCTCGATTAGTTCCTTCAGTCCCGAATTCTCCGCACTCAGCGCAGCGCATCTGGCTTCAAGCTCCGCATTGCGCTTTTCTGCTTCTTCGACTTTTTCCGCAACCTGTGTCAGGCAATACTGGAGAGCAGCAACTCGGGGCGAGTTCTCTTCCATCTGCTGCATTAATTCAGCCTTTTTTTCTACTGCACTTACGTTTGTCATACCCCTGCCCTCCCCCAAACCATCAATACTCGCTTCATCGCCTGACTGTTCCGGCACTCCTGGAATATTCCATTGGTGCAGCTGCGTGCGGTACCGTCCTGCTCTTCCTGCGTGGCCAGGCGATAAGTCACTGTTCGCCAGATCTTGCTCACGCGCACAATCTTCCGGGCCCGCTCCAGATCGATAGCGTTCTTCGTGATGCAGTTGATGGTCATGCCGCACTCTGTGGCCACATCCTTCGCGGTGAAGGTCCGGTGCGTTTCGAGATAACGCAGAATTGCCTGTTTGCCTTTCATCAGAAGCCCCCTTTCTTTTTCGGCTGCTGCTCGCGCCCGCGGCGTTCTGCGGTGGCGGCCTGCTGGTCTGTGTCGTAAATTGCCCCGTTGTTCTGATTGCAATAAACCGTTCCGGTACTGCCGTGGCGGTTGAGTCGCAGGATTAACTCGGTTTCTCCCGGCGGCACGCTGTCATCGAAAGCACCTTCCCGGTGGATACCAACCCAGTAGTCGCAGTCCTGCTCAATCTGCCCTGTGTCGCGGGAATCGCTCGGTAACGGGCGTTTATTCACTCGCTTCTCCAGTTCGCGGTTGAGCTGGGTCAGCAGCACGACGACGCAGCCAAGCTCTTTAGCGAGGTTCTTCAACCCTTTGGTGATCATCCCGTAGGCAAGGTCATTACGGTCGGCTTTTTCTGCGGTCATCAGAGTCAGGTAGTCAACCAAAATCATGCCTACGCAGCCCTTCTCGCGTTTGATTCGGCGGCTTTCGCTAACGATGTGCGCCAGTGACAGGCCCGGAGTGTCGTCGATGTACAGCTTGTCGATTTCACTCAGCCGGCCCGCTGTAGCGATCGCCTTCTTAAAGTCGCCGTCGTAGTCTCCCTGGTACTGGTCGTCGGCGTCATCCGTGGCGGGCATGTAAAAAATGCTCGGGTTTACGCCGGACTTCTGCCCAACAAGCTTTTCGAGGATCTGGTCGCTGGGCATTTCCAGGCTAAACATCAGCGCTGGCTTTTTCTCGCGAATCGCGCAGTTGATCGCCATCTGCCCGTACAGGGTTGTCTTGCCCATCTTTGGCCTTGCGCCAATCACGAACAGAGAGCCTTTAACCAGACCTTTCGGCGCCAGCAGTCGGTCGAGTGACGGGATTCCGGTACTCATTCCGCGCTGTTCGCCTGAAGGGTCAAATCGCTTCTCCAGATCTGCTACCCAGTCATCCATAACCTCCCCGAACGACCGCAACCCACGGCGACTTCCGGTTTTTGAATGGTCTGCGAGTTGGGTGAAAATACCCTGAATGGCCTCGTACTTCTGCGTGGCGCTCATGCCGTTGCGGGAATACAGCAGCTCAGTAGCTTCGGTCAGTCGGCTGATGCCATAGCGCTCCATTGCGGCTTCCCGGACTGACGCAGCGTATGCCACGATGTTTGCAGCGCTGGGAGTGTTCTTGGCGATCTCTGCCAGGTAAGCAAAGCCACCTACCTGCTCCGCGAGCCCTTTGCCTTCAAGCGCGTCAAACAATGTCAGACCATCGACTGGCTTGTTGTCGCGAAACATCTGGCGCATCTCGGCAAATATCAGCTGGTGAGGTCGGCTGTAGAACGACTCAGGCTTGAGCATCGCCAGAACCTTCTGGACTCGCTCGCTGTTGTCATCGTCCAGCAGCAGGCCACCGATAACGCTCTGCTCTGCTTCGAGGTTTTGTGGTAAAGCCATGAATTCAGCGGTCATCACGATCCCCCTCGCGCACTTCGATGTAGAGCTTTTCGGTCAGGAACTTATCGAATTTCATGCGGCGCCAGGTCTTCCCGGATTTCTGGTCTGGTCGGTCTTCAAGCATCCAGCGGCAGTTCTGAGCGATGTAGCGCAGATAGCTTCTGAAACCGTCCATATCCATCGGCTTGCCGTCCAGGTTGCGGGCAATCTTGTTAGCCTTACCCCAGAAGGTGCGGATCAGATTGCGTCGCTCATCAGTAAGGCATCTCCATCCCCGGGCTTCAGGCAGTTCGTCTTTCAGGCATTGCCATACTTCATCGCATGACAAACGGGACTTTTTCTCTTCAGCGGGTTTCTGGTCATTTGCGACATACTTACTACCGTTAGGTAGTAAGTTATTTAATATATTGTTATCTGTG